CAAATCGAAGCCATTAACATCACGGTTCGGTCATTGCTTGCGTATGGACATACAAACCGCATGTCATGCAGCACAAGATCTAGATCCACCTGAAATACCGACACCAGATGAAATCCGTAGCAATGTAACTTGCTTTAATGGGAGGTAAGAATGAGTGACATAAGGGACCGCAACCCGATGACTCGCCAAGGTTACCGATGGGAGTTCCGTGAAGGCTGCAATTGTCCTAACTGCCCTTGGGGTGAGAATTGTCAAGGTAAGACGTGGCCGCATTGGGTTGAAACCGCCACGCAGGCAATGGAGGAACGGAGATGATGAAGGACTGGATTTGCAGCCAATGTGGCGAATGGCATTCCGACCACCCATCAGGTCGTGCGGAAAAGGCGGCCGAAGCTGGTCGGGAAAAAGCAATGCAAGAGATCGCCTCGCATCAAGCCGACCTTGAACTTGAGATTACTCGCCTCCGCGCCCGCGTGGCGGAGTTGGAGGAAGGTGGGGAACTGGTTGCGCGTTTGCGCAATAAAAACTGGCTATGGACCGTGCCAGGTGCCCTTCGCGAAGAAGCGGCTGACGAGATAACCCGCCTCCGCGCTCAACTAGCGCTAGCGGAAAAGTCGATTGATTGTTTCGAATCTGATCGCGTCAATAGGGATGCAGAACTTGCCCGCCTCCGCGCATCCGAGAAGGCGCTGCTGGAAGCGCTGGAAACAATAACCGACGCTTATGTTGACCTGTACAGAAGCGAAGGCGGCTTGCGCAGCACGGCCGAGGGTCAAGCGGAAGTTCTTGACGCCCGCGCCGCCATCGCCAAGGCAACCGCAGTTGAACGGCAATCTTGACCAACTTTTAGCGTTGTTAGAACAGGCGCGACTTGCGCCTGTTAAGGCTATCGATATTGAAACGAGTACTTTGCGCCCGTATGCTACAGATGCAAAGATGCTCTCAGTAGCGATCAGCTTTGGAAGTACGAACTTTTCATTTGCTTTGGATCATCCCAAGGCAGGTTGGTCCCCCCATCAAAAACACGAAATAGACACGGCGTTGTGCCGGTTGTTGGTGGATGACACTACTAAAGTAGGACATAACTCAACATTCGAATGTGAATGGTTTGCTCAAATTTACGGCCCAGAATGTATCAATCAAAAGGCATGGGAATGTACCCAATTACAAGCCCACTTCCTTGATGAACGCCGAGGCGATGGCCGGGGTGATGATGAAACTGAACGACGGGCTACGTATTTATCCCTGGATTTTCTAGTCAAAATGCACTTTGGGTTCAGCTTTAAGAAGCTGTTCAAGGTCAACCGGAAACGGATGATTGAATCCGACCTTGACGAGACATTGATCTATAACGGTGCGGATACGAAGTTCACGTTAAAGTTGTGGCACCATCAGAATCGGCTACTGAAAGATGCTGGTTTGTATGAGTCGTATCTAAGGGCTGTGCCTAGACAAGCAGTTTGCGGGCTGATGCAACATTTTGGGATGGAGGTAGATCAAAATGCCGTCAAAGAACTACAAAAAACTCTTGGTGAAGAAATCACAGCTATCGAGTCTGACATATACAATCTCGAAGTCATTAAACAATATATCAAAGATCGAGGATCTTTTAACCCTCTTGGTGACGATGCCCTCGTGGTTTTCCGTGACTATCTCAAACGGGAAGAAATTAAAGTTCAAGATGGAAAACACATCCGATGGAGTATCGATAAACATATCCTTGAAAAAATAGACCATCCTTTAGCCCAACTAATAGTCAGGCTACGCAACAAGACTAAGATGAAGTCTACATATGTAGATGGTCTCGAATTGGGTAAGGGTGAAGCTGTTTGGCCAGATAACAAGATTCATTGCCATTTCAACACCTGTTTTACCACGACAGGAAGGCTAAGCAGTGATTCGCCCAATATGCAGAACTTTCCTCACCGGGCGGATTCATGGGCCAGGAAACAGATCGTAGCCCCGCCGGGGCATTACATAATAGCTGCCGACTATGGCCAACTCGAAGCCTGCTGTGCGGCTATGTGTTCGCGGGATCCAGTCTTCATCAAAGCATTATGGGAGGATACAGATGTTCACATGGAGTGGTCCGAAAGACTTAATAAGTTGGATCCTAATTGGGTTAGCTCTACTTTTGGTGATTTCAATGATATCGGCGTGGCGAAGCTGGTTAGGTCTTTCGTCAAGAACAAGATGGTCTTTCCTGCCATCTACGGTGCTACTAACGGTAGCATCGCTAGTTACCTTGGTATTAATCTTGATGTGGTTGACGAATTGATGGTTGACTTCTGGGATGTATTTGCTGGGTTGAAACACTGGCAAGACGCGTTGATGCGGGGGTACTACGACAACGGTTATGTTGAGTCCCCATCAGGTAGATGTAGGCATTACCCGTTGAGTCGTAATGAAGCCATCAATGCCCCCATCCAATGCCTAGCATCAGATATCGTTGTTGATTCGATGTGTCGGTTGTCGTCAATGGCTTCACAAACCAAGAAGTGGTGGTTACACCCTAGGTTGAACATTCATGACGATTTATCGTTTGTTGTGCCTGATGAACACATGGATAAAGCATTGGATACAATCATCAAAACGATGCTAACCCTACAATTCGACTGTATCAATGTACCGTTGAGTATCTCAGTCTCAATAGGGAGGAATTGGTATGAAATGCATGACGTTGGAAAGTTCTTTAGCCACAAAGACATATAAATGTGGATGGTGTGGCCTTGATTGTAAGTGTAACGAATTCCCATGGAAAATCAATGGTTTTATCCCTGATAAGTGTGAAACCTTGATAAGAAATCAAATGCCTGCATTGATTCCTTTTAGGGCGGTAAGAAATGTCTCTCGCAGTTAAATACCGTCCTCAAAGCTTTGATCAAATTTTAGGCCAAACCGCTACGGTTAAGGCTATTCAGGCAGCGTTACAACGCCCGCCTGTGCCGCGATCATGGCTGCTGGTAGGCTTACCCGGTAGCGGCAAAACCACTACAGCACGCCTGCTGGCGCGTCATTTCGGCAGCATTAACCCGGCTAATCTGATTGAAATAAATGCAGCATCGAATACTGGTGTCGATGACATGCGGGCTATTATAAATCAGATCCAATACCGGGCCATAGGATCGTCACCCGTCAAGACTGTCATCCTAGATGAATGTCAGAAACTAAGTCCTAATGCTTGGGATTGCTTGTTGAAGCCAATTGAAGAGCCACCGGATCATGTTTATTGGTGCCTCTGCTCAACCAACCCGGCTAAAATTCCTGATACAATCAAAACCAGATGTGTTACGTTTCAGTTTAAGCCTGTAGATGACGTGGTGATTTATGACCTCCTTGACCGTGTTAGATCTGGTGAAGGTTATAGAACACCAGATGAAGTCCTTGAAGTCATCGCGGAAAACGCAGGTGGGTCGCCTAGACAAGCTCTTACAACGTTCGAAACGTGCGTCGAAGCTAAAACAGCCGGTGAAGCAAGGAACATTCTCAAAACCGCGTTGTCGGCAAAAGAGCCGGTAGAACTTGCTAGGCTGCTGTTGAAACGTCCGAAACCAGCCTGGGCTGATATCGTCAAGTGCATCAATACGATAGACGCTGAACCTGAGACTATCAGGATCACCGTTCTGAACTATCTAGCTGGTGCAGCAATGAAATCGGCTAATCCGATGCCATTGCTGAGACTAATGGAGTGCTTTGAAAAATCATACTCCCAGGCAAATGGGAGAGCCGACCTGCTTCTATCCCTAGGGCAGGCATTATATGGAGGTGAATAATGGTGACGGCAAGGATACCAAAGTGCAAATGTCCTAGTTGTGGGACTGACAACGACGCCACAACAGCAACCCCAGGAACTAACAGTGGCCCCAAACCGGGGGATATCACGATTTGTTGGGATTGTGGCCATATAGCGGCATTTGCCGACGATCTGACAATCAGGGATCTGACTGATGCCAAAGCCAAAGAAATAGCAGGTCACCCGAATCTGCTTAGGGTACAAAAAACTAGGGCTGAATTCAGGAAACGGAGGGTAAATTGAAAATCGAAGAGTTCCGCAAGACACTCGAGCTTGATAAACACTCTTTGGATGAGGAGCTTGTTCAACAGCCCTCGTTATACTTTCGTATAAGTGAAGCATATGTAGAACTTGCAGCCATTAGGGACACCAAAAAAGAAGCCCTTGAGACAGTCGATGCCAAGCTTGATGCGGGGTTCCGTATCAGCAACGACAAACTCACCGAGCCTAAGATTAAGAACATGATCCAAGCCCATACGGATCATCAAGAAGCGTTTATAGCCTACAATGAGGCTAAGAAGGCGGCTGATTTGATGGCTGGGCTTAAGGAAGCATTCCACATCCGTGGGTATATGTTGAGGGATCTGGTGTCGTTGTATAGCACTGGGTACTATCAAGCTGATTCTGTCAAGGATACAGCATCGACACGTGAGCTAACGTATAATTCAACACGTGAGAAGCTTGCTGAAAGAAGGAGAGCCTAATGAAGTATGTCCTTCTGTTGTTCATTATGGGTCAGCCGGTTCATATTCCCGGTCAACATGATCCAACATATAACACGGCTCAAGAATGTGATGTTAATCTTTTGCGGGATGAGAAGTTCTTAAGAGCACTAAAAGAAGATGGTGTACCAGCACATCATCCCGTAACAGGTGAACCTGTTGATGTCTCAGATATTTTCTTGACGTGCCGTCCGGAATAGTTGGTGCAGAGCGTCGCCTCCCGCGCCGCACCAACTTTAGGAGGGGGTGGTTTTCCGTGACCACCCCCTCCGTCGTTTTGAGAGGCAGAACAGGAGACTAAAATGTTCGTTGAAGAAAAGAAACATGGTGAAGCCGTAGTCGATGAAATTGGTTGCCTTATGCTCAGGGCAGCCGATTACATGGACAAACACGGCATATCCAAATGGGTAGCCGAATCACCCCAAGGCCAAGTCTGTTGGGGTGGTGCCCTTATGAAAGTCTACCAAGGCGATGCTTGGATATGGGATTATGATATCCTTGGCAAGGTTGCCAACCGAATGGGATGCAGTACCTATATCAAGCCCATGAATTGGAACAACCACCCTCACACCACCAAACAGATGGTGGTTGATGCCTTGAGATCAGCTGCTTACAAAGGGTAAGTTCCTTGTTCCTTGAGATTGTTCTAGTAGGCGTTGTCGTATATGTATGTGTTGCTCAACTTATCGAGGTTTACTTCGATGCACGCGAGCGATACACAACGAAACTACTAGATGATCTCAAGGAACTTTCAAATGAAGACTAGCCGATTCCAATATACCCGCCGCGACCCCTCCAACATCAAAGAACGTGCAAAACAGCAGGGGGGTGACTTCGATTCAATTTTCAAGCCTGGGACTAAGTTGTTCAAGCCCAGGGATGGAAAGAATATCATCCGGATCTTGCCACCGGCATGGCCTGACGCCGAACACTACGGGTACGACATCTGGTTGAACTACAACATTGGGATTGACAACCAGTCGTATTTGTCACTCAGCAAGATGAAAAAGGAACGTGATCCCATTGTTGAGGCCCGGAAACAGGCTGAACGTGACGGTGACAAGAAGCTGGCTGACAGCCTTGAACCTAAGCGCCGTGTTTTGATGTATGTCGTAGACCGCAGCAATGAACAAGACGGCCCGCAGTTGTGGTCGGCCCCTTGGACGGTAGACAAGTCATTCGCCGCATTGGCGTTTGATGAAGATACCAACGAGCTTGTTATGGTTGACGATCCTGAAACCGGCAACGACATCAAGTTTGTCAAGGAAGGTCAGGGCCAAACAACCAAGTACCCGGCCGAGCAAATGCGGATCTTCAAGCCTTCACGTTTGAGTGAAGATGACCGGAATATGAACGAATGGCTTGAATTTATCGTTTCTAATCCTATCCCCAACCTCCTCAACTTCTACACCTATGACCATATTTCTGAGGTTTTTAGTGGTCATGTTGCTAAGTCTGAGGATGAAAGCCCTTTAGCGGATGCCCGCGATGTGGCTCATACAGCAACGTCGCGAGATACAACGGGTTCGTTGCATCATGCTCGGGGTGTGGATGGAGATGCTGATGAAGAGACTACACCCACGACAATAGATTCTATTCGTGCTAGGCTGGCTCAACGAGGTAAGCCCTCTGAGGAGCTGCCGTTTAATGAAGACGAGCAACCGTCTATTAGCCAACGCGCGAGAGCGGCGCGTCGCTAACCTTGTCAAACGTGCCGGTAAAGATCCGCTCTCGTTCAAGGGCGGATCTTTAAGTTCACTGATGAACGATGTTATACCTGAGTATAAATGGAAACGTCAGGCTAGCATTCTTCGGAGAATGGGATATAATACATACCAAGAACTGTTTCGTGACCGTGGTAAACCGAAGGTGGTCTCGTGAGATTTCTCATTATCGTGGTTTTATCAACGATAGCAATCACTTGCGCTTTTGGGTTGCCTAACGAGGCATGGAAAGCCCAACGGATTCAAGCCGAACGTAATGGCGATGCCCAGCGGTTGCGGGTATTGGATTTTATAAGCAAGGCGGGGACCCTACGATGGGCAACTGGTGGAACTTACCGGGCATCATGTTGCGGGAAGGCAGATGCTTATGAAGCCGATCTCGTTGAAACGGATGACCAAGGGAATACTGTTGCTATTCTTACTTGCAACGATCCTGAAGATTGTGCACCAGTACCGGGCAAGACTGAACGGTTACCCGGATCAAAGTTCAGAATCCCCCAAGCAAAAGTTCTAGTCAATTATGATCCAGTCAATAATACTGGTCATGGTTGGGTGTGGATCAGCAATACTTCGTTTAATGCTGATGGTACTCCAGTAATCTATTGTTACTCAGAACCACCCTTATTCTAAGGAAAATCAAATGCTTAGATGGCTTGCTCTGGCGTTGGTTTTGGTGACTAACCCGGTGCTTGCCCAAGATCACGGCAAGGACAATTGTGTCACGCCGGAAATACTCACTAATCGGGCACATGATGCCGATAAGAACTCATATATCTACTACAAATTGTATGGTATTGACGTAGGGTTTGAAGACCCTGTCGATGTCATTATCTATTCGAATCAGCATGAATTTGTAGTCGCAGCCTTTGACAAAGGCTGTTATGTCGCGTATCTAGTCATGGATGAAGACCAAGTCGTAGAGTTCCTTAACCGGCACCTTAAAAAAGCCGATAAATCATAAGGAATTAAAAATGAACGCGGCGATTATCAATATTTTGGTAGGCTTTCTTCAGCCCGTTATCCCTGTCTTGGTGGCAACGGCAATCTCCAATGGGTGGATTGATCCCGCTTCTTGGGCCGGGATTGCATCAATATTTGCGTCTATCGGGGCGGTGGGCCATTCGGCGGCGACGACTGTCGTCAAGAAGTAATTAATGTCGCGTAAGAGTAAAAGCAGTCCTTCACCCCCGAAGAATCTTCGGGCTAAAGTTAATTACATAACAGTCTGGATCTTTATTTTCAGGTATCCATTTTTTAGGAGAATTCAATTGGCAACTGCTACCCTTACTTGGACCCTCCCTACAACTCGCGTCGATGGTTCGCCCCTTGCGGTAACCGATATTGCCAGTGTCCACATTTTTGATGGTGGCGTTGAGATTGACCATGTTGGGGCGGTTACGTCATTCACGACTGATGTTCTTACGGTTGGTCAGCACGACTTTACCGTTACGGTGACAGATACAACTGGCCATACTTCGGCGGCTAGCAATGTTTCTTCGGTGACTGTTGTGGCTGTCCTAGCCAATCCTAGCCCGGTTAGTGATTTGACTGCGGTTCTTAACCCGTAAGGATGTAATTGTGGATGCGAGTACATTACTCGCCCTTGTCCTCGTTAGGGACGGGCTTCTTGCGTGGGTGTTGGTCCACTATCTTCTCAACAGGGGATCAACACCCCCACCAAGTCCTGCGATTATCACTAGCACTAGTGTTAGCCCCGGCCCCGTTCCTAGCCCTGTTTTACCTCCAGTCGCCAAAACTCCCAGATTCACCGATATCACTGCAACATCATTCGGCGGACCCGGTGATGCCAATTCAAGTGCCTACGGAGGAATGGTCGACCCCAACGTCCCCGGTGTCGCCCTCCCGTACCACTTCACCAAGCCAACCCCCAACGTCCGAGTCTTCCTCGGAGACAAACACGTCGATTGTGCCGTTGTCGACGTTGGACCCTGGAACATCAACGACCCCTATTGGCAGACCGGTTCCCGTCCCCAGGCCGAATCCGGTACGGATGTATCTGGCCGACACACCAATCTCGCCGGGATCGACCTCACGCCTGCTGCCTGGGTATCCCTCGGCTACCCATTGCCCAATTCCGCAAAAACCAAAGTCAGTTGGGACTTCATCGACTACCTCGACGGTAAAACACAAACACCATCGGTAGCCGGTATCCCGCCTTGGCTGGCTACAATGCGTGGCTTAATCGGTATAAAAGCGGGTGGTGATAATCCCGTCATTATGGATATGCCCGCTTTCATTGGGGCTACGTTCCCTGATATGAAAGATTACTCCAGCGGGTACAAGCACGATTCAACGGCATGGTGTGGGCTATCGGCTGCCTTCTGTATGGCTAAGGCTGGTATCCGACCTCCATTTGGTGCTACCGATACTGACAAATTTTTGTGGGCCTACGCATGGTCTAGTTGGGGAACCCTTGTTGCATCAGATGATGATATCCGACCCGGAGACGTGATCGTGTGGACCTGGGCTGACGGTTCGCACCACGTAACGTTCTATGATCACCGCGTTGAAACTGATGACAATTTCTGGTGCTGCGGTGGGAATCAGCAGGGGCATACAGTCAGTGTTGAACCAATAGCAATGTCTAACCGGCATGTTATTCGGAGACCGCCTCAATGACAGATGAACAACGTCAAAATGGGTTCCTTGCGTGTAAGCAAGCTCTTTTTGACATTGTACCAGCAGAGTTCAGATCATATGTCCCAATTTACCTGACTGACGACAAGATTTGGTCGGTGACTGATGCAGTCATCCAAGCTGTTCTTACGCTCGAGGACAGTGATGAATCTCAACAATAGATTTTAAGCCCAAACGTATATATAGGTGTCCCTACTCGGGGGACGCAGTCAGCGGGGTTAGGCCCATAACATCCCCCTCACCACCCTAACCCCGCTGACCTTTTCTTGGTGCCAGATGGCTAAACGTGAAAAATTGCCCGACAGCTACAACCTAGTTGAAGACAAGGAGATTCAGTTTGTCCCGTCAGGATGTACTGTTCTGGATTGTGTTCTTGGCGGCGGCTACCCCCTTGGTCGGATCGTTAATATTGTTGGTGATCGTAGCACTGCAAAGACCGCTCTAGCTACTGAGGCAGTAATCAATTTCCTGAGGCAATACCCTGACGGTAAGGCATTCTATCGCGAAACTGAAGCCGCGATGGATATGGGGTATGCTAGGTCAATGGGGATGCCTATAGACCAAGTTGACTTTGGCAACCCTGACGAGCCACTGATGACGGTAGAAGGGCTTGCCAAGGACCTTGATACTTGTCTTGAGGAAGTCACAAAGTCCAAGCAGCCGTCGATTTATGTTCTGGACAGCCTAGATGCTTTGAGTGATGAAGCCGAAATGGAAGCGTCTGGGCAAGCCGGATATGGGATGCAGAAGCAGAAGCTTCTAAGTATTTTGTTCAGAAAAACAGCCCGTAGGCTTGAACGGAC